TCTTTAGGATAATATCAGGATTGGCTACCTCTTTACGAAGAACATCAATCTGGGCATCCATTCGCTCCATCTTAGTAATGAGCGCGGACACGAGAGTTGTAACATCATCACTCATTAGGACCAACCCTCTGTCCATAGCCGGACTGTGGTTTCCAGTTGCTCATGACTCCATCAGGTCCGATATATCCAGCGGGGCGCTCTTCTCCTTTCTGAATCACACCTTGTTCTCTGAACTGCATGACTGGTACACCTCCAGCATATATGTCATTAGGACCCATACTGGAAGCCTCTCTGGTTTCAGATTTGTATATCTCAGTCACATCCTCAGCAAGGAAGTCACTGGTCTGGGCAATACCTTTGAGGTGCTGCTGTGCTGAAACAAGGTCGTTTTTGGAGAGAGCGTCTTTGAATGACTCTAATTCAGTCTCTAACTTACGTACCATTGGGTCCATCTTACTGAGCAGATTCTGGGCACTCATCATGACCTCGGATAAGGCATCTTGACTTGAAACTATCGCGGGAGGTTAGAATCTTTACCGTTCTTATTAGCAGGGTCTTTCGCCGCATCTATAGCATCAAGCGCTTGCTCCATAGGTGTTTTTTTAGAGCCGCGCTGATTCTTCTTACTTTTTGGTGCACCAGACATTTGAGTCTCAGAACTTACAGGCGCAGGACCTCTATCACGCAACCCTTCGGATTCACCAAGACCCATATTCGTTGACTTCTCCATTGTCATAATAGGGGCGCCGCCGGGAGGGACTCCCCCGCCCACAGGCATAGCCCTACCGGGCATAGGTGCCCCGCCTCCGCCAGCGGGAGGAGGGACATTCCCTCTCATTGGCATCATTGGCGGGGCGCCGCCCGTCATGGGAGGAGGTGCGCCGCCCATCATTGGAGGTCCCCCTGCAGGCCCACCGGCAGGGGGTTGAGGTTGTGGTGGTAATTTGGTGTAAACGAATCTGATATCTCTCCCAGCATCTTCTGTAAGTTCTGCTTGGAACCCAAGTGCTTGCATTCTTTGAGCAATATTCACTTCCATCTCATCTCTCCGAAGACGAGTAACATCGTCCTCTTCCTCGTTTGGATAGAGAGTGAGTTCCCAATCATTGATGTTTAACTGCTCAAGGAAGCGCGGGAATAATTCACGAGCGTAGAGTTTCTGTCCGAATTCCACTGCCCTGTTGGTCACGAGAATCTGCATACCTTCATTGTTGAGACCTCCACCCTTTCCTGCATCCATCATGAAAATATTAGACACTCCATAGAACGCTGCAATACGCATACGAAGTTCATCACGAACCTGAGCGTATTGCATCTCATCAAGGGTGTCCATGAAACGGACGAACTCTACTCTCCCGCGCCCACTTTGACTTTCAACACCTACCTTCGGGATATAGTGAGGGTCCCTTTCCATTTTTTCTTCTGCCCCTTTCCAAAAAGCAGCAGTGGATTGAATATTATCTGTAGATATAGCAAGTACGCCTCTCGGAATCCTACGTTTCTGATAAGCGAGATACATGTAATTATCCATGGCTGCAAGAGTAGTGGCTTGTCTCCACATAGTAGCCACAGGGCTTCTACCATAGAGTTTAGATGGATTGTATTTACTGATATGCATAACTTCCCCGTCAATATAATACTGGGTCTTCCCACTCCCTGCAGTATTGACAAAGTGTACGTCCTGCAATGGTAATTTACAATCTTCACAAGTATCGTTGCCCTGACCATGGGGGTATGTGCGGCCCCTGTGTATTGGGCAGATGAGATATCTCCCTCCCCTCACTCCCTTCTTATCTGCCACAATACGGAAGAATGTGGGGTCCCCTCGAAGCATTTCCCTAACACGATAGAAGCGTATCTCACCACTCTCCTTATCGAGATAGTAGTCTTTCACAAGGACAATGAATGCATCATCAACGATGTCAAGGTCCCATTCCACTTCACGCATGACATCCATGAATGATTGGTCCATACTATTCTTCTGCTGTAATAGATACCTCAGATAGAGCACCTCGTCAGCATTGGGGCTATCAAATTCATCCATGCCACAGATACTACAAGTCTCAACAGTATCATGTTGATATTCCTCATCACAATTCTTACATTTCTTATGGAATTTCTTCTGGATATAGTAACCGCGCCTGAAAATCTCCTGACAGAGTGTATTGATAGTGGTGCGGAGAATGATACTTTCCTGAACAGTAGCGTAAAGGGCAGGTATGCTGACTCCTTGGACAAGTACCGGCTCTTGTATGCCAGATTTCCAAAGAGGCATGATGGGCTCAGGAGTAGAACGTGAACGGAAAGGCTTCGTCAGACGAGAGACGAAACGCCCAATTCTGGATTGTCTTTCTACCATCAAATCGCCTCCATTAATCGCGACGCGTCATCGATAAGTTGGATGACGTCAGGGTCACGTTGAACCCACGAAGAGACCTCCCCTTCATGAACATTCCACTCCCTGAGAAGTTCTTCCTTCTTAACAGGGTCGTCTTTCCAATTCTCCCATTTAACTACACGATATAATTCATCTCGGCGTTTACTGATAAGGTCACCATCGCGCCCTCTCAATGTTAATAGTTCAAGGACTGCATCCGCTTGCCCTTTTTTCATACGAAGGTGGGGACGGATACCTTTCAAGAGGGTGCGTAAATCCTTCGCTGAGTAGAACTGAAGGCGGTGTTGACTTCGTGTACTATTCTTGTGTACTTTCAAATCAAGTTGTAGAATGCCACATTCAAGATTCTTGTGTAACTGTTCACAGTGCCACTTCCCCCTCTCACCAGTGGCTATGATTCCAGCACGTGGCTCTCCTCTTTTCGTGATGGTGATATAACCATCAGCATCTAAGAACCCAGCAGCGTAAGCCCATGGGTCTTTGAGTAGAAGCCCCGGTATTACATCGTCAAGGTCCCATCTCTTCCCTGACTTCACTATATCATATTCAGGCCCATATGTTTTCAATAAGGCTCCGAGTTTAGAACTACTCAAACCAGTATTACGAGCATCATCTACTGTGAGATGATGGAGAATTGAGCGCGAATCCATAGGTCCTTTCTCTTCCATAAGTTGGACTGCCTTAGTCAGCCACATAGCCTCTCTTTTCTGTAGATTATCTGTCTGATGAAGGGTGTTCTTCCACGACTTCCTCGCATCTTTCCTCTTCTGTATAGCATCAACCCATAGATTCCTTTGTTCTTCATCCCAATCACCACTGACTTGGGATAATTTCGTGATGAGACCATTGGCCTCCTCCCATTGTTGACATGCTTGACGTAAAGAGACTTCTCGCGCTTCTCCAAATTTTCTGAGACTCTTCAAATCCCGCTCTGATACACCGAGGGATTTGACAGCCTCTATATGCCCATGTGTCCACGAAATACCTTTGAGTGTCTCTTCGACTTCTAAACGCTTCATGATACGAATTGCATCTATAGCATGGTCGATATCTTCCTTCATCTCTTTATTCACTCTACGTTGCATACGGAGATTCTTTACAAGTCCTTCAGCAGTGTCGCCCATATAGGTCTCGAACCACCCATCTGAAGAATTTTTGATGTTGCCTATCACTTGACGTATTTGCTCTTCCCTTTCTCTTTTCTTCTTTGGGTCCTCTAATTCAGGTTGCCCTCCCGGAAGGATGTTGCTCCCTTCATTAGTCCCAGTCGTCGGCGCGTCACCGAAAGAGGGGCTTGCTATAGCACCCTGTTTAAGTAAAGGGTGCTGCGCTAATTGCTTAATGACCCAAAGTCGGTCAGGGTCAGTCTCATCAGTCTTGATGACAACATCGTAATCATCACCAACAAGCATACTCCCCCATGTCATTCTATATCCTCCATCCAGTGATGATTAACAGGGATACCCTGTTCTTGAGCATACCTCATGGTCCATTGTGTCCCACCACGAGTATTCTCCCAATCTCTCCCGATACTCCTCCCACGAGATACTTCCGAGGGGAAAGCGAGAAGATGTGTAGAATCATGAACAAGGGCCCTATTACGAGCATAATATGGATTAACCTCTTTACTGTAACGAGGGTCTGTATGACTATGCTCAACAAACGGGATATCATTATCTGCCGCGTATTTACGAGCGAAAGAATCAGCCCCTCTTTGGCCACCTGAAACCATTTGAGAAGGCAACCCATTCGCTTCTACCCAGTCATCTACTTTAGATTTGAATGCGTTGTAGTCTTTTAAATTACGGGAGCCTGAAATACCTAAAGAAATATCTTTCTTACTTCCCTCCTCTTGAATTGAGTCCAGAAACTGGTCTAACTCGTCAAGTGACGTCCCTCCTCTCTTAGTTTTGAGAAATACCCATGCAGAATCAAGAGCACTCAAATCAATCCCTCCATCAAATCATCAAGGTCGATAACACGCTCACGGAATTCTGTCGTGCCCCAGTGAGCGAGTGCGAGCGCCATGGCGAAGTCATCGTGCCTCGCAATGCTCTGCAATCGACCACGCTTAGACATACCGAACATCAGAAGTTCGCGCTCTAAAGTACTGGTCACATCCCGAGAACGCTCATCACCCCATGGGAGAATGAGTTGCCCATTCTCGAATCTCATAACCAGACCCATGAGTAAGGATTCCCTCCTCTGTTTAGTTGATATGAAAGTCTTAACCGGTAAATCTGTATCAGCGCGTAATTCAGTGGCGAATACACGCTGAAAATGATTCGATTCAAGTTCAATGACTTCAGGACCAAAACGGGAATTGATTCTCTGAATCTCATTTATCTGGGCGCGAAAGTCCATACCCTTTCTTCTAAGGACATGAACGAGTTCCAATTGCTCAGGATTAGAAGAGGGGCGGCGCAGAACAACCATTACAGTATAATCAGCCTGCCTATCAGATGATATTGCGGGGTCCCAACCCACGAAATACTGGTCATCTGGGTCTCCAGTAGAGCGCTCAGAGAGAATCAAATCACGATTCTTGGCCGCTTGCAGTATAGTGGAAGGGAATAAACTGGACATATCGTCCATCGGCTCACAGAGATATTCACGTGTGAAAGCAATAGCAGGCATATCCTTCCTTCTTTCATCAAGCGCTTCCAAAGACCATCGCTCTGGCCAAAGCGCTACCCCTTTCTCATTGATGGCAGGATAAGTCTCGACAAGGTACCCATCTCTACGTTCCAATTCTGTGTACAAATCAGTCGGTGTGAATGGTGTTCCCACTATGCATAATTGTGCAGTGTGATGCAGAGTAGGAGTCAAGACTTCATAGAACCAAGACGCGACACGTGAGAGTTCAGTATCTGTAGTACCCCATAAAATGTCATCACATAGAATGAGGTCAGGGTGAGCGCCACGTACAGCCCCACCAACTGATTTAGCGCTGATGCGACTACCATTCTTGAAACCGAAGAAAGTCTTCGACCAAGAGTCATGCGCCTTTAATTCTCTGAACATAGGTACCCCGTCAATGAGGTCGTTCAAAGTACGCATATGGGCAATGGATTGATGTAGACTGTGACTGAAAATCATAGCGTCTGTCTTCTTATTGAAGATTACTTTCCATAATACATATGCGAGGAACAGCGTTGATTTCCCATGGTCACGCGCTGCTTTCACACAGTATCTCTTATGCGTGGTGAGATTTTCGAACCATCTCTTATGATGTCCTGCCAGTTGAAATTCGAGAATCTGCTCAAAGAAGAATTGGAAATCCTTCTTACACATCGCCCAATCGATATCTTGGATGACATCAGGAGAAACCTGTTGCAGAGGTCACCACCTCAGACCCTGCGCTTCAATAGACTAAGATGATTCCATGCGAGGCTAAGAGGGTCTGCTGAAGTTTGGACTCTTTCTTCTCCTCTCTTCTTAGCGCGTGCCGCTGCAATTTTCTCTGCCTCGGTCCTCTGAGCCACTCTATCTAACAATGGATTCCCTGACTCTTCTCCTCCAAGAAGATTTTCCACATTGGTTGTTGTGGGAGGCCCTGCTCCGAGAGGGTCATCCATCCCACCACCCGTTTCAGGAATGTCGTCCAAGAACGCATCAAGGCCATCATCTGCAGTTTCATTATTGACCGCTTCCTCTGCCATTTCTTCTGCCTCTGCGGGTGATAAGTTCCATCTCTCAGCAAGCATGTCTGCTATCTTCTGCCTGTTAGTGTGTCTAATCCCGAATCCTCCCATATATTGGTCAAGACCTTCATGTGTCATACCCTCCGGCATGTCTCCCCCAAAACCACCTTCTCTCATTTGCGCCTCTCTGGCTTTACGAGACCTGCCGGGTTTGTACACGGCATCGAGTGCTTGTGTAATGAAATCAGGCTCCTTTACTTCAGGCTCCTTTACTTCTTCAAGTGGCGGTACTTGAGGGCCACCCTCAATTACAGGTGGTGTAACCTCAGTGGTAGGTGAAGCATCTGTGCCCATGACTTCATCCAGTGCTGTATTCAAATTCTCTTCATTAAAAGCAGGTCCAACAGATGCAGCAGCATCAGATTCAACAGGTGCAGCATCAGATTCAACAGATGCAGCATCAGATTCAACAGGTGCAGCAGCATCAGATGCAGCATCAGCATCAGGTAGAAGGCCACGCTCCCTCATTCTCTTAGTGGTCTCCCCATGGGCCCGTCGAGCGCGTTCATCTCTCATCCCCCTAACTCCTTCTCGGAACCTCCCTATCGCTTCTCT